TTATATCTTCTGAATGCAGAAGGTCATATGCCTGTATTTATGTCTATCAGAAAAGAGAAAGTTCAGGGTTGGGTAAGATATGATACAACTGGTAATTTTAAAAATATAGTTAATGTAAATAGACAAATATATACAGTAGTAGAAAGAACGATTAATAGTGCTACTGTTAAGTCACTAGAATTATTTTCAAATGACTATCATTTAGATATGGCATCACAACAAACTGCAAGTGCAACTAATACATGGACAGTAAGTCATTTACCTAATACACAAGTACAGGTCAAATCAGGTAATTATAGCTTAGGAACATTTACTACAAATGGTAGTGGACAAGTTACTCTCAATGATACAGTTACTTCTGTAGAAATAGGTTTGGCATATACACCTGAAATAACAACCTTGCCACCTGAAATGCAATTACCTGATGGAGTAAGTGTTGGTCAAAAAAGAAGAGTTGTTAGAGCAGTGCTTGATCTTGTTACAACTCTTAATGTCAAAGCTGGTGGCACAAGAATATTACTAAGATCAGTCACTGATGATTTTTCACAAGAAACTACACCTATTACACAAAGAAAAGAAGTGTATTTACTAGGTTGGTCAAAAGAGGGTAGAGTGACAGTAACACAAGAAGAACCATTACCATTAACATTAAATGGTATATTACTTGAGGTAGAAGTATAATGGGTGCAGTTGGATATGGAATAAGTGCTGCTTTATCAATAGCAGCTGCTATGAAGGCAAAAGAAGCATATGCCTTACAAGCTAAGCAATCACAAGAAGCTGCTGATATGGCTGGCATTCAAGCAGATCAAGAGGCTATTAATAGAACTGCACAACTCAATGCACAACTTGCTGCTATCTCAGCGACTGCATCTGCTGGTGGTGTTACAGTAGGTACAAGTGGTAGTTTCAAAAATTTAAAAAGAAGAGAAACTAAACTAGCTAGTGATGACGTATCTGCTATAAAATTAATGGGTAGACAAAATAGAAGAAAATTTATGCTAGATGCTAAAAACCAAAAACTAAAAGGAGATGCTGCTCTTATTGGTGGTTTAGCAAGTGCAGCTTCAAGTGGATCTAAAGCATACTATGCAAATAAAACAGGAAAAGGGTAATGGCAATAAAAAGAACAATAACTAGAAGATATGGTGTAAGACCAGTTCAAATGGACGTATCATCTGGTGCTTTAAGTTTAGCTAAAGCTACAGAAACTGTTGCTAACACAGTAAGCAATCTTACTAAATTTATTGACGATAACCAATTTCAAGAAGCTGTTTTAAATGCTGAGATACAAGGCAGACGAGTTGGATCACAGACTATAACAGATAAAAATGGTAATACTATTCCTAAGCCATTAGATCAGATGACTCTTAATTCTTTTACTGCTGATATCTACAACAAAGCCAATATAAGAAAAGCACAACAATATTTCAAAAAAGAAGCTATAAATAGTTATGGGCTTGCATTACAAAATCATGCCATTGATGTTGCTAGTAAATCATTCTTGGAGAATGGTGGTAAGGTAAATGAACAAGGCAAGTTAATAGTACAAAATGCTGGTGATAGTTATATCGATGGAATCAAGAAACAAGTAGCACCTGAAGTCTTTGATGTTATAAGTCCTGCAATTAGTAAAATATGGGGTCAAGCCTCTAGAAAAGCATCAGCGCAACAAATCAAAGATGTAAAAGAAACTGCATTAATAGAAGCACAAAAACATATAAATCATGTCCTAAACTTAGAAGTTGATCTTGTCACAAATGGTGGTGAAGATGTTGATATTGAGTTTATAGAAAATGAGAAAGCAAGAGTATTTGAAATAATTGAAAATAACTCTTCAAGTAGAGCCGAAGCTGAAAAAGTTAAAATCAAATATAATCAAATGCTACAAAACAATGTGTCAGTAAATGCAGTAGATCTTGCATATCAATCAGGTACATCAATAGCAGATATGATTAAGATGGCTATTGATACTCGTAAAGCTTTTGAAAATGATCCAAATATTGATGGCGATGCTGTTGAGTCAGCTATGAGAGGCAAGATAGCAATATACGAGGCTATGAAAACTGACGAAAGACAAGAGGCATCTAGAATTAGCAAAGCAAAAGGTTATCAATACCAAATAAATATTATGAATGGTATACCAGTTACGAATGCACAAATTGAAGAATTAGAATTATCAGACCAAGTTAGTTTTTTAAAATTTAGAAATACATTTCAAAAAACAACCGATACAAAAATTAATAAAATATTTAATGATAAAATAGCATTAAAAATAAGTGTTCTTGATAATAATTTAGTTCAACCAAAAGTCATTGAAGTTGAAGGCGATCAAACACCTAGAACAATTTTAAAACGTATGGCAGAGGTTGAAGCAGTTAATGAACTTAATAATTTATACAACCATAAAGATACTTCTTTACCAAATAAAAAAGCAATTTTGAAAGTCATAAATAAAGTTGCAACTCGTCAACTTGAACAAGACAATGATGCATTTGCTGCAAATATGGAAAGAATGCTAGATGGAAGTGAGAATACAGTAATGCTTAATCCTAATGATCTTACAAAAGAATCTTATGTCAGAGAGTTAGAAAACAAAGGCATTATCGGTATTGGCCCTGGGTTTGCTTATACAAGAAAGTCATGGCAACAAAGAGTTAATAATTATAGAACTGATTATATTAAAAAACAGAAAGAAATATATCAGCTAAGTAAAATTGGTGTAAATCAAAAACTTGGTTTGGGATTAAATCAAACACAAAAGACAGCTATTGAAGATAAAATTCTTGCAACAAATTTTGTATTAGACGGACAACGTGTTGACTACAACATAATGAGTTCTGATGAAACTATTAGAGAAGAGTCAATCAAATACTACTCACAAGTTGTTCAAAGTTTTGGTTATGTGCCAAGAGTTTTGCAAACTGCTTTTGAGAGTATTAAAACAAGTGGTAGTGATGAAAATTTTGCAATGATTAAGATGATGTATTCAACAATGAAATCAGCCATTATCAAAAAATATGGTCAAGCAAAAAGAAAAGATGGTGAAGTTCAGTTTAATCTTATAATGGAAAATAGTGGTGTTTCTGTACCTCTTATGGAATCTGCAATGGTATATAATGATTATAAAGAATTTGCAACTGCACATTCAGGAGAGTCAATCAATAGAAGTTTATCTGACTATTTTAGAATTGATGGAAAAGACAATGAAGAAGTGTTTGATCGTGGATTTCAAATTGTAAAAAACTATTTAGATTCCAATGCATTTACAAGATTCTTTAAAGAAGCTGTAGGTGGTGATCCTGAAGAAGATGATGCATTACTTGCTTATGTTGCCCAAAGTGGTGCAAGTGATTTTGATGAAGCTATTATACAAGATCCATCAGTCAAAGCTGAAATGATAAAGCTGGTTCAATTACAAATTACAAGAAAAGATGTTACAGCAGATCGTGAGGGTTTAACATCTGCAATACATAATGCATTTTATAAACTTGCTCCACATCTTAGCATTCATCAAGATGCTAGTGGGCAAGCATATTTGATTAAAGGTAATAGTATTCTGAGAGAAGCACAATCAACTATACCAGCCCTTGGACCAACACTTACATTGCAAACTATCAAAGATGATATGATAGAAAACTATAATAAAAGTTTTGGTGGTGGATCACAAGATCCGTTAGTACAAGAAGCTATCGATAAAGGTGACATCATGTTTATTGGGAACAATGATGGTGTAGGCGATCAGACATACAGAGTTGTAGTGCCAACTGGAGATGGTCGATATGAAGTTTTAGCAAACAACTATAGATGGAATTATCAAGGATCACAGTTAGAAAAAGACTACTATTTAGCTATTGATAAAATAGAGAATGAGCCAATAAGAAGAATGCTTAATAGTGTAAACTTTATGTCTAAGAATGTTCTAGAACAAACTATGGGTGCAATAGCTTCTTCACGAGATTATAGCAAGGGTTTTCAAAAACTTGTTAATGCATATAACTCTATGGCAAGTGCTATAAATAGAGCCCCTATACAATATTCTGAAATATTACCATACCTTCAACTTGATGGATCTCAAGATGAGCTTGATGGATATTTTGATGAGTTTCTTGCATTAGGGTTTACCACTAGATGATTGAAGCACATTTAAAACCAATTACAGATAAAATAAGAGATACTATTTCTGAAGAAGAGGTAAATAATGTTGCAACATATAATGATGTTTATAAGAGTCCTTTAGTTGCACCTGAAGACTTTAGTTTTGGTGAATCATTTGGTGCTGGCTTCAGGCAGTATGCACCAGCACAAGCTATTATGAGAATGATAGAAAACTCAGACTTTGTAGATGATCCATCTTATGACCCAATGAAAGACACACAAATACCTAAAGGATATGAATGGAGATTCATCAACAGTGCAAGTGAACAAGAAACAACTATAAGACTTAAAAGATTAAAAGATGATCTTAGAGATTTAGAGATCATTGAAAATGGTAATCTCTTAGCAGTAGGTTTAGGTGGACTTGTTTCTCCACTAACCCTTGCCCCTATAGGAACATTTAAAACATTATCTCAATCTAGTTTTCTCCGTAGATTTATAGGTAGTGCCACCTTTACTGCTGCTTTATATGCTCCTGAAGAATTATTAATAGCCACACAAAACATGGGTAGATCTGAAATAAGCCAGACTTTAATACCTTTAGCTGGAGCATCTTTAATTGGTGGAACAATAGGTGGTGCTTTTGGTAAACGTATAACTGGCAGTATAAATCCAGCAGAAGAATTAGCACAAGAAGGTGAGTCTGGTATTTTTCGTAGTGCTGGAGCTGCTGTTGATCCTAGTAACCCACAAGTTCTCAGACAATCATTAGAAGCAGAAGGATTAGCAGAAACTGGTATAGCATTGGAAAAACTGAAATGGAATCCAGTAACTAGACTTACTCAAAGTGCAAGTTTAGCATCTAGAAAAGTTGCATCTTCACTAGTTGATTTTGGTGGTGTAATTCAAAAGAAAGTCCAGGGTGGTAAAGTTACAGGTGTTGCACAGGAACAATCTGCTGAAACAAACTTTAGAACAATTTATCTAAGTTCTCTTTTAGATGCTATTAGAGTAAGTGATACTGCATATCTTGCATATAGAGGCATTACTGCTAAGGCTGGTGATATTGGTAGATCTGTGCAAATGCTTGGTCAAAAAAGTAAAGACTTTATACAACGCAATGATTCATTAACTGAATTTGATTTTCGTACAAGAGTAGCAAAAGCTATGAGAAATGGTGATGCTGATGAAATAACAGACTCAGCTACACCATATGTCAATCAAGCAGCTGTAGGATATCGTAAACATTTAGATATGATAAAAAAGAATGCTGAAGATACAAAGCTGTTCGAACTTGATTTAGCTAAGAAAATCAGAGGGTTAGAAGCAAAAATAGCCGAAGGTAAAGCTAGTCCTGAAGAATTGGTGCAAGCAAAAAATTTATTAAGAAAAATTAGATCAGAAGGTGTTCTTACAAATACAGCATTAGGGTACGTTCCTAGAGTACCAAGAATAGATAAGATAGAAAAAAATGCTGAGTTATTTAAACGTATAGTTAGTAACTGGGCAATCAACCATTTTCCCAATATGACAAGATCTAGTGCAAATGAATATGCAGACAATATCATATTAAATTATACTAAGAGCAAACCATTTTACAATTTAGATGAAGGCACATCACAAATAGATTGGATTACTCAAGCTAGTGGTACAAAAGCTAGAACATTTGAAATACCTGATAAACTTATAGAAGATTTCTTGGAAAACGATATAGAGGTTCTTATTAGGCATCATACAAAAACAATGGGTACAGATATTGAGCTTACAAGAAAGTTTGGCGATGTTTCTATGTCAAAGGTTCTTGATGAGGTTACTCAAGAATATGAAGGTCTTATAAGACAAGCTACTTCTGTTGCAGAAAAACAAAAGTTAAAAAAAGCACTTGCAGATGATCTGAGAGATATAAGAGGTCTAAGAGATAGAGTTAGAGGCACATTCGGTGCATCAAAAGATCCACATAATATGGCAAGTCGTTTTGTAAGACAAATGAAATCATTTAATGTCTTAGTTGGCATGGGTGGAGCAGCTATATCTTCTATACCTGATGTAATTAGACCGATAATGACAGAGGGTTTTAAAAATGTTTTTGAGCATGGATATAGACATATGTTCAAAAGCCAAAGGTCTACAATTAAAAAAATGTTAACTAAAGAGGCAAGACAAGCTGGCATTGCAGTTGATGCTGCATTAGGTCTAAGAGCAAGTGCATTTTCTGATGTAGGTGATCTTTTTGGAAGTAGATATGCAATGGAAAGAGCATTGAATACATCTACAGGAATATTCTTTCTTATCAATGGGTTAAACTATTGGAATCAGGCAATGAAAGAATTTGCAAGTAATATCATTACGTTAAGAATGACAGAAGCAATTATGAAGGATTTTCAAAGACTTAATGCAAAAGATCGACAGAAACTATTAGCCAATGGCATTGATGGCAATGAAGCATTTAGAATGCAACAACTTATTAGACAGCATGGACAAAGAGTAGATGGTGAATGGTTGCCAAATACTGCTCTTTGGGAAGATCAGTTGTTAGCAAGAAAGTTTAGAAATGCACTGAATCAATCTGTTGAAAGAACAATCATTACCCCAGGTGCTGGTGATCGTGCATTATGGACATCTACTGAAATGGGATCATTAATTACTCAGTTCAAAGGATATGGTCAAGGAGCTACTGTTAGACTTCTTACATCTGGTCTACAAGAAAAAGATGCTGCTTTTTGGCAAGGTGCAATACTTTTAGTTGGCATGGCATCATTGGTGAATGAATTTAAAAAGAAACAATATGGTATAGATAAAGAACAATCCTATTCTGAACTACTTGCAGATGCCATTGATAGAAGTGGGGTACTAGGTTTCTTCACAGATATAAATAATTCTATAGAAAAACTTTCAGACTATAAATTAGGTCTAAGACCAATGATGGGTAAGAAAGAATCTTATCTACCATTTGGAGCTAAAATGGGTGCAATATTTGGTCCAGCAGCTTCTAACACCATAACTGCTGGTGGTGTTGCTACAGATATTTTAACTGGAGAAGCTGATGATAGCACTCTTAGAAGTTTACGTTTTATAACTCCTACAGGAAATCTGCCATACCTTGATCCTATATGGGATAATATTATGGCAGCTGATAGGAAGTGATGTGAATTGATTAAATATTTATTAACAGTAATGGTATTAGCATGGCCGAGTTAACTAAAAGACAAAAAGATACAATGAAAAAACATAGTGTGCATCATACAAAAAAGCACATGAAGTTTATGTCAACAAAAATGAAACAAGGCATGAGTTTTACTAAAGCACATAAACTAGCGATGAAAGAGGTAGGTAAATAATGGCTACTATATCAATTGGTGACAATGATGCTAGAATACAACATACAATAGGAAGTGGTGGTAATACTGCAAACGTAACACAGTTTCCTATAGACTTCCCATTTTTTTCATTAGATGACATTAATGTTATTATCACTGATAGCTCAGGAACAGATACAACAATTACAAGAGGAACTGGATCTAATACTTTTGCTGTAACTGGAACTGCTGTTGAAGATGGATTTTCAGGTGGTAATATTACACTAGGCTCTGTGTACACAAGTGTTACAGTCACTATTTTTAGAGATATTGATGTTGAAAGAACAAGTGACTTTGCAACTAGTGGTCCATTTAATATATCAAGCTTGAATACAGATCTTGATAAAATTTATGCAATTATGCAAGAAATTGAGAATAAAAATTCTCGTTCATTAACAATGGCAGAATCAGATGATGCAAGTGAAATATCATTACCAAATAAAGCTGCTAGAAAAGGTAATGTATTAGCATTCAACGCAACAACAGGAGCAGCAGAAGCTGGCCCATCTATTGGTTCTATTACAACAGTATCAGCACAATCAGCTAATATTAATACAGTAGCTGGAATTAGTGCAAATGTAACTACTGTGGCTGGCATAGCCTCGAATGTTGGGACTGTAGCTGGTATTGCTAGCAATGTTTCTACAGTTGCTGGAGTTGCAAGTAATGTTACTACAGTCGCTGGCATTCAAGCAAATGTTACTACAGTAGCTGGGATTGCTAGTGACGTTACAGCTGTTGCTGGTATATCAAGTGACATTGCAGCAGTTGAAAACATAAAAGCCAACGTCACAACAGTCGCTGGTATTTCTAGTAATGTAACTACTGTTGCTGGGATTTCGGCTAACGTAACGACAGTAGCTGGAATATCTTCAAACGTAACAACAGTCGCTGGTATAAATCAAACCCATTTATCTAATGTGTCAGGAGTAGCCTCTAATGTTGCAATACTTGGTACATCTGATGCAGTATCTGATTTAAATACATTAGCTGCAATTTCAAGTGATATTACATCGTTAGCTAATTCTCTTGAAAAAACATATACAGTTACTGTTGCAAACCCTGGGTCTGGTAACGTATTTGTTCTTGATAGTGCTAATGCACCAGCTATTGAGATGTTTAGAGGTAACACATATATCTTCAATCAGAATGATGCGACTAATGATGGACACCCACTTGTGTTCAAAAATGGCAGTTCTGCTTATGAAGTTGGGGTTACTTACTTTCTAAATGGATCTGCAACTACACAGTCAAACTACGTTAATACAACGACATTTAATGCTGGCCGATCATCAGGTGATAGAAAAATACAGATAGAGGTTGCGACTACAGCACCATCATCTGGATTAAGATATTACTGTTATGTACATGGAAATGGTATGGGTAATACCATTACAGTAAAAGACAGCAATATATCTTTAGTAGCTGGTTCAATTGCTAATGTAAACTCAGTTGGTGGTGCATTAACTAATGTTAACACAGTTGCTGGATCAATCTCCAATGTTAATACTGTCGCATCTGCAAATTCTAATATCACAACAGTTGCTGGTGCAAACACAAATATCACAACAGTAGCTGGCTCTATTACAAATGTTAATAATGTCGGTGGGTCAATATCAAACGTGAATACTGTTGCATCAAATATTTCAGGTGTAAATAGTTTTGCTGATAGATATAGAGTAGCAAGTTCAGCACCAACCTCGTCATTAGATATAGGTGATCTTTACTTTGACACTACAGCAAATGAATTAAAAGTATATAAATCAAGTGGTTGGGCAGCTGCTGGGTCAACTGTTAATGGAACTTCTGCTAGATTTACATATAATATAACTGGAACACCTACAACATTGACAGGTGCATCAGGAACTGGCTTTGCAGAAGCAAATGGAGAAACATTAGCATATGATGCTGGGTTCATTGATGTCTACCTAAATGGTGTGAAACAAGTAAATGGTACTGATGTGACTGTTACATCAGGTACTTCTGTAGTTTTTGCTAATGCATTATCAAATGGTGATACAGTCGATATTGTTGCATTTGGTACATTCAATGTTGCTGCAATAAATGCAAACAATATTAATGCTGGCACAATACCCAATGCTAGATTCCCAGCTACTTTACCAGCTATAAGTGGAGCTAATTTAACAAATTTAGATGCTAGTGATTTAGCAAGTGGTACAGTTCCAATAGCAAGAATAGGTACTGGCACTAAAAACAACACAACTTTCCTAAGAGGCGATAATACATTTACAACTATAGACTTATCAACATTAAGTCCTTTAGCTGGTAGTTCAAGTTTAGTTACAACTGGTGCATTAGATTCAGGATCAATAACAAGTGGATTTGGTAATATTGATGTTGGTTCAAGTACCATCACAACAACTGGAGCTATATCAGGTGGCTCAGCTACACTTACTGGTGCTTTAAATGCCAAAGGTGGTGCAGTATTCAATGAAGATGCAGCAGATGTAGACTTTCGTGTTGAGAGTAGTAACGATCCCAATCTTTTAGTTGTAGATGGAGGATCTGATTTTGTTTCTATCGGAGAATCTTCTCAAGTAAATGGTGGTAAGTTAAGCATTGCGACATCTGCTGGAAGCTCTATTTTATCACTTTTAACTAGATCAACAACAGATAGTGATGAACCATTTATAGTTTTACAAAAATCATCAACAGATAGTGGTAACTTTGCAGCAACAGCAGATGGCGAATCATTAGGTTCAGTTAAATTTAGAGGTGTAAATACTTCTAATGTTTCAGATATTGGCGCTGAGATAAATGTAGTGCAAAACGGCACTTCATCAACCACTGTGCCTACTGATATAAAGATTCGTACTAATGAATCAGAACGTATGGTTATCACAAGCACTACTGGTTTAATTAAATACAATGGTGCATTTGTCTATTATTTTAGAGGTAGTGTATTAAATAATGCTTCAATTTCAATAGATGTACCTGATATATCAAGTGCTGGTGCCACTATGCTTACTGCTTTTTATAGCCATCATGCTATACAAAACTATGGTGCTTCTAGAATAGCTGTGTTTGGAATGTATCTTGGCAGTGTTGTGTCAACTCATAATATACAAAATGTTACTTCATCAGGTGGTGGTTCATGGTCAGTTAGTTCCCCTGGCAATAATGTATTTAGGATAACTAAAAATGCTGGAACATACATAGGTGGTGGAAACTATGTTATTAAAGTTGAAACATATGCTGGTCCTTCATAGGAGTAAAAATGTCAGAAATCGTAATATTTAATAAATCAGATAATTCTTTTTTAATGTCATGTAATGGAGTTCCAAGTGATATTTATAAAGATGAAACAAAATATGTTATTGCAAAAGTTCCTGAAGGTGAGGTTTTTGACTTAGCATACACCTACACTCACAAAGATGGAGTTGCTATCAAAGGTGATCTTGCACCAGTTGATAAAGATGCAGAAAAAAAATTAATAGATGAATGGAAAGCTCAACAGTATCAAAGAGATAGACAAGAAGAATATCCTGATATAGTAGATCAACTTGATGATCTATATCATAATGGTATTGATGGCTGGAAATCTACAATCAAAGCAATTAAAGATAAATATCCAAAGGGTTAACAAATGACAAGAGCAAGAAGTATTGGAGAAATATTAACTGGTGATGTCAACCTAGCTGGTAATGTAACTGCTACCACACAAACAGCTGGTAACAATACTACAAGGCTTGCTACTACAGCATTTGTAACAACAGCAGTTGGTAATGCTGAACCATTTCCATCAGGTACATCAATGTTATTTCAACAAACTTCTGCACCTACTGGTTGGACAAAGCAAACAACTCATAATGATAAAGCATTGAGAATTGTAACTGGCTCTGTTGGAACTGGTGGTAGTGTCGCATTTAGCACTGCTCTAGGATCAGGTGCAACAGTTGCTGGTGGTGCTGTTAGTGGTTCACCTGATGCTAGTAGCTTAAGTGTAAGTATTAGTGGTAATATAGCTAATCATACCTTGACAGTTAACTCTATACCAAGCCACTCACACACTTTGGCATATTATAAAAATCAATCCCCAGGACCAGTTGGTAGTGGTAATGGCCTATATGATAGACCTGGCAGTACAAACCCTGGCAACTATATAAACAATGGTAATAGAGCAACGAGCAATACTGGTAATGGTGGGGCTCACAGTCACAGTCATAATCTTAGTGGTAGCATGAGTGGTAATATCGGTGCTGGTAACTTAGCAGTCGGTGCATCTACTGCTGTAATAAATGTAAATTATGTTGACTTCATCATAGCTAATAAGGATTAATATGAAGTTACAAGTTGAAGAAAATTGTCCACTAAATAATTTTGAAAAATGTAAACAATTTCAATGTGCATGGTTTGTACAAATGAAAGGTACAAATCCAAATGACGGAAAAGAAGTTGATGAATATGCTTGTGCAGTAGCTTGGTTACCAATGTTATTAGTAGAGAATGCAATGCAATCTAGGCAAACTGGTGGTGCTATTGAATCATTCAGAAATGAAATGGTAAAAGCCAACGAGTCAAATCAAAATTTATTAGAGCTTTCTAAGTTTATGGAATTGAAAAATAAAAAGGCTTTATCACAATGAATGATATGACAAAAGTTAAGAATCTCACTTTTATAAGTTCTTATGATAACTTAGCCACAGATGATTATTGTGATAGAATGATTGCTAAATTTGAAGAGATAGCAAGTAATACTTCACTTATGCAAACCAGTGCTTTTTCTGGAACTGAACAGTATGGTGCAAAAGCAAGAAAAGATTTATCAATATACTTCCATGAAGGTCATAATGATGCTCTAGATCTTCATAAAGAAACAAATCAAATATTAGATAAAGGTCTAAAATTATATATGGAAGAATATCCATCATTAGGAACTTGTCATAATTTTTATAGTCATACTGTTAAAGTACAAAAAACACCACCCAAAGGTGGTTTTCACGTATGGCACTGTGAAAGAGGTGCAGCTGATTATAGTGGTAGATGTTTGACGTGGACTATATATTTAAATGATGTTCCTGATGGTGAAGGAGAAACAGCATTTTTAGAATATGGTATTGAAGTAAAACCAAAAAAAGGTAGAGTATGTTTTTTCCCAGCTGAATGGACTCATGCACATAGAGGCAATACAGTTTATACACATAATAAATATATTGCTACTGGCTGGTATTACATAGCACAAGGAGATTGAGCATGGCAGTAATAACTTATATAAAAGAATCTGAATTTGATGGTAAGGCTCAACTTTATGTTGATAATGATTACTTAGAATCATCTACTTTTAGAGTTGATGAAAATATTCATGCTATACAATGGAATGGTAAATCAGGTGAAATAGAATATAATGATGGATCACCTAATAAAATTATAACTGATATTTCATCTTTTGATTTTGAAAAGAAGTTTGCAACGAAAAAACAATCTGTAATAGATGCTGAGGCAAAAGCTGAAGCAGATAGAAAAGCTGCTATGACTTATAAAGATAAAAGAGAAGCAGAATATCCAACCATAGGAGATCAGCTAGATATGATATATCATGCTGGCGAAGGTGGTGATGCTTTCCAAAAAGCAATAAAAGCAGTGAAAGACAAATATCCTAAAGGATAGATATGGAAATAGATGTGCAAGTAATATGGTCAGCAATATTGACGTTTGTTATACTCCCATTTGGCTGGGCATTTAATAAAATGTTTGCTGAAGTAAAACGTTTACAAATACTACTTAACAAAACAAGAGAAGAGTACGCATCGAAAGATGATCTGCGTGATACATCTGGTCGTGTAATGGAGGCATTGCATAGACTAGAAGATAAGCTTGATAAGGTTCTGAATGTGAGGTGACACTGTGCTTGAAATGCTAATGATTGCAAATAGTGCCTTCGCTGTCATCAAACAAACACTAGAAAATGGAAAAGATATAGCATCAGCTGGTAATGCAATAAGTCGTTTTGTAGCTGCTGAAGATGAATTACAAAAAGATCTACATAAAAAACGTAATAGTTTATGGACTAATTTGTCAGGTAAAACTGATAATGATCTAGAAGAGTTCATGGCATTAGAACAAATAAGAGTTAAGCATGATAAACTTAGAGAATATATGCAGTTATATGGTAGGGCTGGTTTATGGACAGATTACCAACGTTATTGTTCTGAGGCAAGAAAGGCTAGAAAAGAAGCTGCATTAAAACAAAAAAAACGACAAGAAGAAATAAAAGATTTGATTCTTAAAATAGTTTTAGGAATACTGATAACTGCTTTGTTAGCTGGTGTTGTAACAGTACTTGCTATCATTGCTAAAAAGAAAGGAATAATATGATACAACTATTAGGTCCGATAGCAAATATTGCTACAACTTGGCTTCAAGGCAAACAAGAGAAAGCCAAAGCCAAGCAACAATTAGAAGTTGCAAAAGTACAAGCACAAGTTAAAAGAGTTGAACAAGAAGGTTCATGGGACGAAAAAGCAATGGACGCTTCTGATAACAGCTGGAAAGACGAGGCTTGGACCATTACTTTTATTATATTGATAGTTGCTTGTTTCATACCAGCACTTCAGCCATATATATCAGATGGCTTTAAATTTTTAAGAGAGGATTGCCCTGATTGGCTGAGCTACGGAATACTTGCATCAATTGCAGCTTCCTTTGGTCTTAAATCAATAGCAAAGTTGAAAAAATGAAAGAAAATTTTGAAAAAGCATTGGAGTTGGTTTTACATCATGAAGGTGGATACGTAGATCACCCCAAAGACCCAGGGGGAGCTACTAATTATGGTGTTACTAAAAAGGTATATGAACGTTATCTAGGAAGAGAATGTACCAAAGATGAAGTAAAAGAAATGCCTATGGAAGCTGTTCGTGAGATATACAAAAGAAAGTATTGGGACAAAATAAAAGGCGATGATCTACCAGCTGGTTTAGATTGGGCAGTTTTTGACTTTGCAGTCAATGCTGGTGTATCAAGAGCAGCTAAAACGTTACAAGGTTTTTTAGCTACATCTATTGATGGTGTGATAGGATCAGGTACATTGCAAGCTATACAAGACTATCCAACTACTATAAAAGGTGTGATCGAAGTGTTTACTGCACAAAGATCACAATTTTATAGAACCCTTAAAAACTATGATACATTTGGTAAGGGTTGGGATAGGAGATGTTATGAAACTAGAAAAACAGCAGTAGAGATGTATGTTACAAGCCACCTAAAGAACTCTTAATACCGACTTCTGTTGTTGGTTTCTTGTGTCTATGCATTACACCTTCATCAGGATCAAACTTAATATCTTCAAACATACCTTCTTCAGGTTCTGACATTTTGGCACAATCCTCCATGATTCTTTTGAACTCATGGTTTCTTGAATTAGCTCTGCATTCACCACATCTAGTCGGCCTAACCCTTACTAAGCTTACCTTTCTTAGTTCCATTCCACACTTAACACAATGTTCAAAGCTTTTCATTATTCGTTCCTCTTGTAATTAATCTGTCTAATCTTATTGATATCAGTTATCTCATCATCTGTGATGAGTATGCCAAATGTACCAAGAAAATTATCTTTTAGTTTTAGCCTATACTCTTCTACATCTTTTGCATCTAAATTATTGCCACCAAATATTAAAGTGACAGTGCTAGTATATTCAGGCATTTAATCCCTCCTGTAATCTTTTAGGTGTAAGACATTGTTTTTATTAGATATATCTTCATCTAAATTAATTTCAATTAAGTTTGGAGTTCGAATCTCTAGTGACAATGTCACACAAGCTGGAACGTTACCTACTTCAAACTCAAAATCAAACTCTTGTCTTGGAAAATCAATTAGGTTTTTATTCTTTATAAGTATTAAAAGTCTTTTAATTTCCGAAGCAATACTGTCAGGAGTTTCAAATTCCATAGCATTGCCTCGGAATAGATTGCATTAGTTAGCAATCTTTAGTTTAGTACGAGTAGACTTGAACAGCTGCTGGACTTTGTCCTGAGCCTGTACACCCATTTTGTTGTATCTTGAAGCGTTCAATGACCATACCTCGTTTAGTTGATCTTTGTCTTTGACATCTTTCAAAGCAATTTCGAATGCTTGCACAGCCTCTTCATCTTTGTCAATGGTTTTCTCGATCATGTCACCCATAGGTAGATCTTCACCAGCATAGACGTTGATGCCAAGACCATGATATGCAAGACACTTAGTCAATGCACGTTGGAAAGCATTGTTGATTTCTGTTGCATCAGGTATGCGACCCACCTTGTCCTTGTTGAACTTGCTGGTCTTTTCTGCATTGATTGCTTGCATACGATTGTCCATGACTGGATAGATCTCTTCAATGTTGATTGTTTCGATCTTGACAGAAACTTTGACAAAAGTATTGCCCTTGTAATCACGCATGAATGGTAAAACATTGTGTTGATTGTCAACAAATGTGTGCTTCATGAATGATGCAGTAGGAAATGCTTGTTTCACTGCTGACCAAGCATGAGTCCATGATACATAGTCAAGTCCATTCTTCTTCTCCATGTATCCTGACACGTCGATTTTTGATAGAACTTCCCATACCGATTTAGCTGAGGTTTTAGTTGCCATCTTTACTTCCCTTCTTTGGTTGATGTTTAAGTGTTACAGTATTGGATTTGCTCCTAGTAACGATAATCTTATCGCCTTCTAGGTTGCCTGACAGATCCAACACCATTTTGCGACAATTGTCAGGCAAATAGTGTTTGATAGATATCTTTGCAGTTTCTGCAATCTTGTTGGCTTTGTTTGCCTCAATGATATCCTGAGCATGAAGATTCATCTCTGATTGCATTTGACGATCCCAACATTCCAGATCTTTCATGTTGATGCTGATCTGATCTGTCCAGTCAACTGGAGGCAGAACCTTGAACTCGTCAGGCATCTCATTGTTTTGATACCAATTCCAAAACATCTGGCATTGCTCTAGATACTGCTTGATCCATGCATCATCTCTGTTGATCTTTCTGTATTCGAATCTGCAATGAACACCAAAGAATACTGCAAGATAGCAATGATCCTTTGCTCTAGTATGCATATGATGTTGGCATTGTGCTTCGTATAGATCACAAAGATCGTCCATAGGAATGAATCCCCAATGTGTCTTAGCTTCGATTGGATTGCCATCAGAGGCAATAGCATCGTATGTAGAATGAATAGGAACACCATTGTAGTCTACAGTACGACCTTCACCAGCTGAACCATACTTCATCTTAGTAGTGTTGGCAAAAGCATCAAGAACAAAAGATTCAAGATGATTACCAGCATCAAACATGAATTGTAGTTGCTTGGTAACAAATGGTTCAGACTCCCCTTTTTTCTCTGATATAAGTTTAGCCCATGCTGTGAAATCTCCACCAGCAATGATCTTAGCTTCTGATGAGCCAATGAAATTTTTTCTTTCATTAAGCTGCTGTTTCGTTAGTACCATGATTACGCCCCTCCTGATATTGTTGTTTCAATTCAATTGATAACCAGTCCGTCTGTGCATGGGGACTGTTTCTACCTTGCCAAGAAAGTTTACATACTTCCATGAAAAGATCCATATTAAATCTGCTGTTTCTTGATTTGGCTTTTACAACCTTTGCAAACTCTTCCATGTCTTGTGGATAGATCATTGGCGCAATTTGTGTTGCAAACCATTGTAAATCTTTACGACTGAACATTTGTGCCATTTTTACCTCCTGATTTTTACTATTGTGTATTTTGGCTTTCTTGTGTAATACTTCCGTACATGGTTACAAAAGAAGAACAATGGATAACTGATCTTGTTTCACAGTTTACCCATCGTAGATATGAACTGAAAATTTCACAAAACGAATTAGACCATAAGATTGGTTGTGCTACAGGACTTGTCGCTAAGTGGGAAACTGGGAACAGAAAGCCAACAGCATTTAATTTGTATTGTTGGGCTGAGGCCCTCAAATGTAAAATAAATGTGGAGGCGATCAATGATAATATGTGGAATTGACCCAGGACTTAGTGGGGGCATAGCATTCTACAGAAACGTAAGCTATGACCTATATGCTGAGAAAGTACCGACATATAAGTTACAAACTAGAACAAAGACTAAAAGATTTTTAGATCTATGGCAGTTACTAACTATACTCAATGACCATGACCCAGACCATGTGTTCATTGAAAAGCAACAACCAATGCCAAACCAAGGACTAGTAAGCACATTTGCTACTGGTATGGGGTATGGTGCATACCTAGGATTGCTTGTTGCTACTGGATATAATTATACAGAAGTACCAGCAAGAGTCTGGAAAAAAGACTTAAACTGTCCTTCTGATAAAGATCAATCAAGAGATCTTGCATCAAAGTTAATGCCCCAAGGCAAACATCTGTGGAAACTCAAGAGCCAAGATGGAATAGCTGAAGCTAGTCTGATTGCCTATTGGGGATTGAGAAAATCAATTGAAAGATGTAGAGATGTATGAGGGCATAGCAACCATAGTGTACTTAATGACAGCTTACATGGCCGTTTAATGCTTGTAACCTTTCGGCTGCCCTCAAACTGTTTACTCAACTTCTTCTAAGAACTTGATAGGGTCAAACTCTGCACCCTCACTAAATGCTGCAAGAAGTCTATGCATTACCATCTTCTTGTTGTCAGTAGGTAATACATCTACATCTAGCTTCTTAGCAAGTAAACGAAGCTGAGTTATTTTGTATTTGTTGAGCCACTCTTCTGTTGGGCTGAACCAATTTGGAGCAACTGGGATTTTGAAGATTTCTTTGTGTGCTTTGAACGCATAAGTACGATGCATACAGCCCACCACTGCTTTATACAATATAGCAGATAACTCACTTTGTTCTTTACGGAGAAAATACTGGAGAGTATTACATTTCCACTCTTTAGCATAAGCAATAGCTTCTTTGTAAATATTAGCAAAGTACCCATCTGTTCCTCCATGTAAATTGAATGAGATATCTGTATAGTGATCTATATGTGTTGATTCTGCATCACCTTCTTCATGCCACCAATTTGGTAACATGGCATTACAAAGTATAGCAGATGTAAGATGCATACCATTTGATTGTACATAATCTTGGACCTTTGGCTGTTGATCCCACATCATACCCCTTAGATAGTCATAAAACATATCATTGGACATATCTATCTGAGGATTAGACATATCAGCTAGACCCAGTTCTGGTATCTCGCCTTTGTCAATTGCATCTAGTTCTTTTTGTGATAGTTCTGTCTTATCTCTGTATTTGTATACATAGAATATACCTTTGATAGGTATTGCAGTAATAACTACATCAAGACTTTTCCTATCAATCTCTTGGCTTTTGATCTCATGCTCATAGACTTGGTCTTTGTTCTTGAGTAAGCCTTTTACTTCTTGTGGATAAGTATCAATAACTACACATTCTTTGTATAGTCTTTTGTAATACTTTTGTTTCTCCTCAATGAATTGTACTGCAAGAGGCATATACTGCTTCATATCAGCTACATACTGAGCATCAGAAAACAAATCACCATCAAAATCAATAGACTTGAATAGCTTGTGTTTCTCAGGAATAATTACCTCTGATCTCAGGAGTCTTACCTGACCAATCATTCTTTGTATATCATCATAGTCAAAGTAACCATGACATTCATCATACAATTTATCCTGGGTATCTTGATTGACATTGGTAAATAGTTGAGCAATGCCGATACCAAACTCATTGTTACGGAATGCAGCTTTTACCTTCTTTGATAATTCAGCAAGAGCAACACGTTGCTTGACCCACTTTGTGGTCTGACCCCAGTTGATTGCAAGTTCATCATAAGAATACTCACCATCTGCCATCACTTTGTTGATAGCTTCTGATTCGTCAAGAGGGTGCATACCTTCACGAAGCATATTGGCCATTACACCAATCTCTGTTTCGTTTTCTTCAATGACTTTACATGGAATCATTTCTGATGAATTTTTACCATGTATTTTGGTAAGAGCTTGGAATCTTCTATTGCCATCAATAACAATATATCCAGAGCCATTCTTCTTTACTACGAGGTTGTGCAGTAGATCTCTAGATTTGATTGAGGCGATAAGAGAATCAAGACCATTACCTTTTACTTTTCTTACGTTGTTAGGATTCGGTTTTAGTTGATTTAATGCTATTTGCATATTAAACTCCCTTAGTCTAGTATGTTTATGGGGGATCTTTTTTGTAACGTTTCCTTGATCCCCCTACTCAATTAAGCCTTTGCTTTGGCTTGGTTAATCAATCCATGAATCAAACTTTGAAAGTCTTTTTGAACTGAGGTCATATGCCTGATCTCATTACTATCCATAGAAACTTTGATAGGAGTCAGAGTTTCGTAGGTCTGAAAATCATTGATCTTATTATCCTCACAAAAAGTTTTTATCCTTTTGATTTGATCCTGAGAAAGCTTCTTAGCATCTTCATCATTGATGTAGATATACTCTTTTTCTTTCTTATGGATTGAAAATTCATCATCATAAAAATGACTGATAAAGTCAACTACCTTTGAGGCTTGACCTCTGATAACATAAGTATCGTCATTTATTTTTAGATTTAGTGATAACATCATTTATCCTCCATGATTTTGTCTGTGATGTATTTAGATGTGAATGCAACAGCAAGCCACAAGGGAGCAGCTACAACTGATACAACTAGTGTTGGATTGATGCCCATACCCAAAAACAATAGCAAAACAAGTATTGTTGAGGCAATATGAACAGTACAGAACCAACCAAGCCAATTAGCTTTTCTTGAGATTGGTTTGATTTGTTTGATTTTTTCCCACATTAGGCTACGATCCTTCCATGTAATTGAGCTTTGTTAGTGTAATCTTGTAATGTGCCTTTGGCTTTCCAATGCTTATCTCTTTCTACTGAAACCATACCATTCATAAATTTGGTATTTTGTAATTCATGTAGATGGACATAGCCAAGTTCTGGAAACCCATGACCTAAATCACATAGACCGAACATCATTTCTTCTTCGTCCATCTCTGTGATAAGCCAAGTAGCTGCACCAATAGGAAAGAAAAATTTAACTACAGGAGCGAAGTCAATCACACCTTTTTCTTCCTTTTGTGCCTTTTTGTTTGCATGGTGGTTTGCGATTAGTTGTTTTCTCAAAGATGTTGTTAGTAATTGCATTTTGCAACTCCCTTAGTTTCTGATTAGTTTCAATGAGTAATGTATCTCTTTCATATAGTTTCCACTGAAGAGTACCGATTTGATTTTTAGCATCAACAAGATCAGCTGTACGTTTGGTTAGTTTTGCAACTACCTCTTCGTAGGCTTCTTCTTCTTGAAGCTGTTCTTGCCAGTCTTTAGACATCTGCCCTCCTTTTCAAAGTTGATTAAGTATTCCAAATATGTTTTGGCTTTTTCTAGATCTTCGATACCATTCTTTTGTTTGTATCGTAGAATATATTTTATGATGTTGCCTTGTAAGTAGTTGAGGCGATTTTGTGTTATGAACTCTACTGGTTCTATTTCAAATTGTTCGTAATGTTGAGGCGATATCATTCTGATCTCCAATAATATACAGTAGAAAAGGGTAGGCTCTGCCAAGCCTACCCCACTTCCGTCTAGGTTAATGCAGTCCAACCCTAGAACGGAATCTCATCGTCAACTTTGTCGTCAACCTTTGGGGATTTAGTATCACCCTTGGTTGCAGTAGAGTCAACTGGTTTTGAGTTGATGAGTCTGAAAGTTGATGACACACCAGCTAGTTTGATTTTGAAAGCAGTCATTTTCTGACCATCTTTCTCATAGGATTCTACAATTGGGAAACCCTGTACGAATACAGTAGTGCCAGCTGACACATACTTTTCAATGACATTGGTTACAAGACCTTTGCCACTTGATCCGTCCCAAGCTTCACATCTGTACCAGTGAGTTTTTTCTACTTTCTCACCTGACTTAGTTGTGTAGCCTTCATTGACTGCGATTGAAAAGTTAGCAACCTTAGTGCCATTGACTTCTTTGATCTCTGGCTGTTGACCAATGTTACCTGATACTGTGATTTGTGCAATATTCATCTGATTTCTCCTTTACGTTAGATGATTAATGATAATGCCAATAGCCCTTGGCTTTCACCAAAGGCTACTGGACTTGACTAGTACAGTGGATTAGGGACATCACCACCCGTTGCAGACACCATCTTGCTAGCTAGACTCTGCATCATTTATCCAAGATTATTTGGGGGGAACATTCACCCATCTAACCTTGAAACCTTCTCGTTTTGGCTTTTCGTACCCTATTGTGCGTTTAAGAATGAATAGTACAATGGAAATGATTGCACCACCTAGGATTCCAGCCATCATTCCAGCAAATGTACCAGCAAACATGATAATCAATGCGATTGAGGCACTTATGTCTACGAAAACATCAAAACAAAGAACTCGTTTGATATTTAGTTTAGCAAGTAGGAATAAAATTGCACAAGCTGATGCGATACCAGCTATAAGATAAAAGAACATTTTAACCTCCTTGTTTTCTAATTAACTTCTTGGCTTTCTGACGATCCTTTGCCTTAGCCACTTTCTTTAATGATTTTTCCCAAGATCTTGATGTACTATGAATCTTACCTCTACCTTTGATACCTTTACTCATAACGTTTCCTTTCTGAGGCGATAGACCCCTGGGTGGGGAATCACGAGACGGATAAAAAAAATGGAGAGAGAGCCGAAGCCCTCTCCCCTGGGGATAACTTACTCAAGATCTTCAGGCATTTCAATGATGCCCTCTTGATTAGAGATATCAAGCATCAGTTCCTCATGATGTGAACTGATAGGATAAACCTTAGATCTCTCAGCTTGAAGATCATCATACACGTCACGACTGTTGACAAGAGTATCTAGTGTCATCTTCTCGTTACGTTTCTTCATACGATGTACCTTGGCAAACTCATGAAGCTGAGTGTACTTGCCATTGTCAATACCAGTCTGACCTTGAATCATAGGTCTGAAGTGTGTAAGCAATAGCTTGAATGCATGATTGAGTGATGCATACTGTTGACGCATCTGGTCAATCTTCTTGTCGTGATCCTCCAAGATGTTGCCAGTGATCTCAATGCCAACGTCCTGACGAACCTTGACTGTACGTTCTCTGATTAGCTTCTCTGCACGTTCCAAGACATTGTCCCTCATCTTCTCAAACATACGAGGTAACTGGTCCTGAAGTTTGGCTTTGATGATGACCTCATTGCCATCTTCAAACATCTCGGCAAATGACAATGCACGTCTGATGAACTCACCCTCCCAATCTGCTGTGTAAGTAGACTTGGGTTTGAATTGTGCAGCAAGTGCATCAAGCTGTTCAGTAGTCATGTTCTCCAACTGCTTACCAGCTTCGATCTCTGATTTAGTCTTGTTTGATTCTTCAATTTGATATGTCATGATATGTTCCTTTCTCTGACATTGAAGGGGATATAGAATTATACCCCCTATGATTTGGCTTTCTTAATTGCTCATGTCATGCTTGATTGTATTCAATTCATGGACACGATCCCAATCACCAGCCTCGATAGCACATTGTATATCCCAGTCTAGCTGACTAGATGGTAGCTTCTGCTCCCTGAATGGCATACGATATTCTGTATCAAGTAGATCAACTGTTGAAGTATTCTGATACGATACCATATCATCAAGTACCTCTAGATCACTTGCTTGGCTTTTGATAAATAAATCTAACTGTTTCATTGTAACATCTCCTTTTGTACAGTTATTGATATTAAAGCACTACCTACTGCGTTTTGTACTGCTCACTTGTGGTTACGATTCACACCAAGGAAACCCCCAGAGATACTTTCTTCAGTTCGTCCAGTTTTTCGTTCTTCACGAAAAAGTTTATCTTGACGAACTTAGAAAGGATTAAGAAATGCGAGGGGTAATATTCATACAGCACAGTAAGTCGCATTTCTGTAGGGGTTGTATGGTGTGGTATAGCTCCTCGGTACGTGAGCAGTGCAGAACGTAGTAGTAGTAGTAAGCCTGTTCTTAGAAAGTGGGACACGGTTTTGACCTGACGTACTTCACGTCAGACAAAATTCTTACGAACAGAGAAGTTTGTACTTCCGTAGGAATACAACAAACTTCTACGATTGAAGCGTGGGGGCTACCCCATGCAATATCGTGTTACACAATCACAGTACGTGGACATGAGTAAAGAATAATATCGTGCCATGAAGCACATATTATTCTGCATCGAATTAACTTTTGCTGACTTCTTTAGGGGAAGCAAAAGGCTAACGATTTGCAAATCGTAATATTAAAATCACTTAGACCCCTGTCAGGGAATGTGATGAAAGGGATTGTTGTAGAACAATATGAATGTGTGTGGCTCAATGCCACCTCATATTCATTCGTAATAACAAAGACTTACAAATGTGAATTGACATTGATATAGCACCTATGGTTATACTCTCGTAGAGTAATAATAAGAGCTGCCTCATGAAAGCAAGTAACGAACAACAGCAACGATACCAAGGGTCAATAGTTCCGTTAGAGGATATACAAAAGCATAGTGAATTGCTACTACCCAATCACAAACAGATAACAGAAGCACAGGCTGAATTAGTACACGCAATGTTGCATGATGGTTGCAACCCCACAGAGGGAGCAAAGAGGTTAGGTAGGAACAAGGCATGGGCATACAAAACCATTGCAAAGCCTCATGTTGTGGAGTACAGACAGCAGATAGCAATGAACTGCTTGGGTTGGGACGCAACACAGGCATTGGCAACTATGAGAGAACTGCTCAATGCAAAGTCAGCACACGTAAGACTGGAAGCAAGTAGAGATCTGATGGATCGTGCTGGACTCAGAGTTGATGCGCCTAAGACTAGCAATACTTCCGTGAATATAAACTTCAACGTAGACTAAGGGGGCCCCACAGGCAGTATAGTAGTTATAGATATACGTCCTAAAAATACAGACATAGATACTATAACAGGTAGATCACACTCATGATATATGTGAAAAGACAAGACACTAAAAAATATTTTACTTTAAATAAAGCCAAAAACAAAGGAGATTAATATGGGTGGTGAAAGTTCAGGTGGTGGTGGTTCAGTCGATAGATCTAATCCTAATGAAATGAGATCTAGAGAAATGGCAGAAGCCACAAATCGTGCAAAAGAAGAACAAGAACGTAAATCAAGAGAAATTGCTTTTACAGATTATCAACAACAGAGAAAAGCAGCTTCACAAGGTATAGATGTAATGATTAGTCCAGAGAAGGCTGGAACTGTCAGAGAGAATGCTGGTCTTGCAATGATGCTAGATGAAAGAGCAAGGTCGTCACAATTGAATGTGCCTATACCTACTTTTGGTACTGTTGCAATGGGAACGATAAGTTCTGCTAGTGCAAGACAACAAGCTAGGGCATTGAGGGCTGGTGGTAGACCAGTTTATGATGCAAGTAGTAGTATGTTTGATGCTGATAAAGATTATAGAGGTGTGATGAAAGATGGTGTTTATTCAGGTGATCCAGCATTTAATCCAATAGGTAGAAATGATGTTACAAGAACTGCATCAGGTTCATATTCATTAACAGCTTCTGAACGTGATTCTAGTGAAGGACCAAATGAAGTTGTAGCAAGTTCTTCAATGAAAGATATGACAACTACATCAAGATCATCTAGCCCATCAATATCTACTGCCTCAAGGAGAGCTTTGATAGCTGGTGCTGGTGGAAGTGCTGCTAGAAGAAATCTTTTATGAAGCTAGACTATAAACCCCCAGGCAAAGTAGCCAAAGCATTTATGAAAGATGGCTCTTTTGTCAGGGGTATTAGAGGCCCAGTTGGCAGTGGTAAATCTGTAGCTTGTTGCATGGAGATCATGAGAAGGTCAATTGCACAACAACCAAACGATCAAGGTGTAAGAAAAAGCAGATGGGCAGTAATTCGTAATACCAATCCACAACTTAAAACAACCACCATCAAAACTTGGAGAGATTGGTTTAGTGATGAACTAGGACGTTTTGTATGGTCACCTCCTTATACTCATAATGTATGTTTTTCACTAGGAGATAAAACTACAGTAGAACTTGAAGTAATATTTTTAGCTTTAGATAAAACTGAAGATGTAAAAAAGTTACTTTCATTAGAACTAACTGGTGTTTGGGTTAATGAGGCTAGAGAAATAAATAAAAATATAATTGATGCCTGTACTATGCGTGTTGGCAGATATCCAGCAATGAGAGAAGGTGGCCCAACTTGGTATGGTGTAATCATGGACACAAATGCTCCAAGTGAAGATCATTGGTGGGGCATTGTAGCTGGAGAAGTTCCTGTACCTGAATATATGACTGCTGAAGAAAAATTATTGATGGTGAAACCTGACGACTGGAATTTTTATTCACAACCCTCTGCTATGCATGAGAAAAAAGACATTCATGGCAATTTATCAGGTTATAACCCTAACCTTGATTCAGAGAATAGGGATAATTTGCAATCAGAATATTATGACAAGATAATCTTAGGAAAATCACCAGCTTGGGTTAAAGTATATGTTCTTAATGAATACCAAGCTCTTTTAGATGGTAAACCAGTTTATCCAACATTCAGAAGAGATACTCATGTTTCAAGTGAGCCTTTAGTGCCTACGGAACAGAGTGATGTAATTGTTGGCATAGACTTTGGACGATCCCCTTCTGCTGTCTTTTGCCAACAGTTGCATTCTGGAAAATGGATTATTTTTCATGAAATAATTGGCAAAGATATGGGTGCAATAAGATTTGCAGATATACTGAAAAAAGACATATCGAAAAATCAATGGGATAAATTAACATTTAAGTTTATTGGAGATCCAGCTGGTAATCAAATGGCACAAGTTTCTGAGCATACACCATTTATGATGCTAAGAGCAGCTGGTATTAATGCCTATCCAGCACCATCAAATGATATATCTGTAAGAGTAGAAGCAGTTGAATCTGTTATTAATCGTATGACAGATGGTTTTCCATCATTAAGTGTAAGTCCTACTTGCACAAATCTCATTTCAGGCTTTGAAGGTGGCTATCAATATAAAAGAATGTATTATATGGGAAGTGAAAGATACGAAGAAAAACCTGATAAAAATAGATTTTCACATTGTCATGATGCATTACAATATGCTTTTCTTGGTGGTGGAGAAGGTAGGAAAGTAATGTTAGGTAGTCAAAGAGCCAATGTAACTGTTGTAGAAAGAACTAGTAACCCATTTGATCGTATGAAACGAAGAAATAGTCGTTTTAATAGGAAAAGAGCAATATGAAATGGATAATATGCTTCTGTGAAAGCAAAAATATAGGTATTTGGAAGTATTTTACCAAACACCGATTTGGCTTTTCTCATGTTTATGCAGTAAATTATGATCCTGAGTTAGATTTATGGAAAAAATTAGAATTAACTACAAATGGATTCCATTTTCACACCTTAAAAGGTGAAAAAGCTACTGAATTAGTGCTTAATATGCATCTCGGAGGAGAATGTTTGGAAATTGATGTTAAAGACAAGCCAATTTATATGCCAAGGCTATTTTATTGCGTAAGTTTTGTAAAACATCTATGTAATATAAGAAAATTTTGGATTTTAACTCCATTTCAATTGTATTGTGAATTGCGTAGATTGAATGGAAAAGTCATCTTTGATGCAAAAGATTTATTGGAGCAATCAAATGGGTAGTATGTTTAAAACACCAAAACCAGCAGAAGATCCTGAATTAAAGAAGCGAAAAGCTGAACAAAAGAGAATTAATGAAGAAGAAGCTGCAAGACAACAGTTTGAAAAAAAAGAAAGGATTCGTAAGATTGCAACAAATAAAATTGGTCAAAGATCATTGCAAAGCACAGAATTAGAAGATTTTACAGGTTTTAGACGTTTGAATAAAACTAAAAATATGGGAGGTGGCTACAATGCGTGATGGTTATGGTGGTGATGCCGATCCAGCACCTTCAGGTGGCACAAAAAATCGTGCTGAATATCAAAAGGTTATGAACAGATACAAGAAAGCCAAAGGTAGATGGCAGAATTGGTCTGATATATGGGAAGAGATTTACGATTACGTTTTACCACACAGAGAAAGTTTCTTTGGTGAATATGCTGGTCAAAGACGTACAGAAAATATTTATGATGAAACAGCAGTAACTGGACTCCCTAGGTTTGCCTCAAGACTTCAGCTTGGCTTTTTTCCTCCAAATGGTCGAGCTTTTAAACTTGCCCCAGGACCTGAGTATCCACAAGATCAGATTAACTCACAAGTTTTAAGAGAGTTAGATGATATTACAGAGTTACTACATGAAGGACTAAGGAATAGTAATTTTAATTCTGAGTTTCATGAAGGATTACAAGACCTTGGTATTGGTACAATGAATATGCTTGTTGAATCAGGACGTTTTGTTGGCGATCTCCATTTTACTGCTGTACCACCAAATAACGTGGCACTTTTATCAGGTGCTATGGATCAAGTTACTGATTGGTTTAGATGGAACTATGATTGTGAAATCACTGACATAAAGCATAGATATCCTGATGCCAAGTACAGTAAAGATATGGAGCTTATTCAGAAAAGAGATCCACATAGAAAAACTAGAATAATAGAAGCTACTATGTTTGATAGTGATGATAAGTTCAAAGATGAATATACATACTACCTCATTTCAGAAACAGACAATCATATACTTCAACAACAAAAGCTAAAAGGCAAAGGGTCATTACCTTGGTTAACGACTAGATGGTCAAAATCAGGTATGGAAGTATGGGGCAGAGGTCCTGTATTACAAGCAATGCCAGCAATCAAAACATTGAATCTTACTGTTCAGCTAATATTAGAAAATGCTGAAATGGCAATAGGAGGTGCATATGTTTATGACGATGATGGAGTATTTAATCCTGATAATATTACTATACAGCCTGGGACATTTATACCACGAAGCCCTGGGTCAACTTTAGAATCTTTACAAAGTCCAGCACGATTTGATGTTGGTCAACTTATACTGGAGGATATGAGAAGAAATGTCAGGAAGGCTATGTATATTGATGAACTCGATTCAAGAGCAAATGCGAAAACACCATTGTCAGCAACAGAAGTTTCAGAAAGGCTTGCTGACGTGGCAAGAGATATGGGAGCAGTCGCAGGACGAATGCAGAAAGAATTTCTCCACCCATTGGTTGAGAGAATTGTTTACATCTATTCGAAACAAGGTATCTTGGATATACCAAAAGTTGATGGTAGGGAAATAAGAATTGTACCTGTTTCTCCATTACTAAGGGCTCAAGATCAACAAGATGTTGCTGACTTTGTTAGATTTCAGCAAACTGTATCTGGAACATTTGGTCCTGACATAACACCAGCACTGTATAATCAAGAAGAGGTAATAAGATATCTTGCATCTAAGTTTGGTGTAAAAGAAGAATTATTGGCTAGTAGAGATGAAGTACAAGGGAACATTGATATGGCATTACAATTAATGCAACAACAACGAGGACAATAATGAAAAAGGAAAAAATCAATGCATCTGTCGATGGTCGAAGTTACACTGCTGAAGTTGAAGCTGATCTTAATAATAAAGCCTATGCTCTTTTTGGTTCAGGGGTTGGCAAACTGTTCCTTCAGTATTTGGAAAACATCACAACGGGCAACGTTCATGGTGCTGGAGTACAAATCGAAAGTCTTGCTCACTTTGAAGGTCAGAGGTGGGTCGTGGCATTAATAAAACATAGAACTGAACAAGGGAGGATCAATGGCGAGCAAACCAACCAATCCTAAACTATATGCTAGAGCAAAAGCAATTGTAAAAGCAAGAGTGAAGAAATGGCCATCAGCATATGCTAGTGGCCAACTTGTTCGTTTATATAAGAAAATGGGTGGTAAATATAGGTCAGCATGAGTCTTACTAAGTGGTTCAATGAAAACTGGGTAGATATATCCACAAAGAAAGATGGTAAACACCCTAAGTGTGGTAGAAAGATGGGTGATGGTAGAAAATATCCTAAATGTGTACCATCATCTAAAGCTGCAAGAATGAGTGTAAAAGAAAAAAGAGCAGCTGTTGCAAGAAAGAGAAAGACAAACCCTGAGAGTGGTGGTAAAAAACCAACATATGCAAGGACGTAGATCATGGCAAAAACACCAGCATGGCAAAGAAAAGAAGGCAAAAATCCAAGTGGAGGACTCAATGCCAAAGGAAGAGCAAGTCTACGTCGTCAAGGGAAGAATATCAAACGTCCAGTTTCTGCGAAAGAAGCAAAGAAAAGTCCAAAAGCAGCTGCTAGACGTAGATCGTTCTGTAAAAGAATGATGGGAATGAAAAAGAAATTGACTAGTAAAAAGACTGCTAATGATCCAAATAGCAGAATTAATAAAGCGTTAAGAAAGTGGGACTGTTAAATAGGAGAAGATATGTCTAATGAGCAAGAAGTCGTTACAGAAAGCAATGAAAGCCAAGATCAACAAGAAGGAGTTGAAGTCCAGAGTGCAAAAGACTCAGGAGAACAAAACGAAGTTGAGCAAAAAGACTCAACCGAAAGACCTGAGTGGCTTGACCCTAAGTTCGAAACCCCTCAACAATTACAGACAAGCTATAAGCAATTGGAAACAAAATTTCATACAAGGCGTGATGAAATTAAAGCAGAACTTGTTGAAGAGATTAACCAAGAAGCTTCCAAAGATGTTCCAGTAAGTGCTGGTGATTACAAAATTGAAATCAAAGACGAAGAAGGTAATGACGTAGCTATACCTGATGACGATCATATGCTGGGCTGGTTTAGAGAAAAAGCACACGATATGGCTTTAACTCAAGATGAGTTTTCTGATTTTGTTAGTGAGTATCTTACGCAACAAGCACAATCAGGTCCTGACTGGAATGTTGAGTCAGAAGCACTTGGTGAACACGCAGATAGAAGGCTTGAAAGAGTTGATACTTGGGCAAATAGTGTATTTACAGAAGAAGAATATAATGTTTTTGCTGGTATTCCAGCTTCAGCTGGTATGGTTAAGCTGTTTGAAGGCATCATGGAGCTAAATGGTCAACCAAAGTTTAATATGACATCTACTACTGAGTTTCAGGAAACTGTGACTAGAGAAGATCTTATGGCTGCTCAAAGAGATCCAAAGTATTGGCAAAATGGTGGAGATCCATCTCATGTAGCAAAAGTAAGAGCCATGTCAGCACAATTAGCAAAACAGAAACAAAGTAATGTGAATTAACAAAGTTTCTTTTTTCTGAAACATTGTAATTACTAGAAGGCTCGTAGAACTACTTAGAGGCCCAGTAATGGAATAACTTCAAGGTAGTAGTGAAGCGAATAACCAGAATAGTATAAATATTAACCTATAACGGAGGCTATAATGGCTTTAAATACCATAAGCACTTCCTTTATTGAGGAGTTTGAATCTGGAGTACACGTTGCTTATCAACGTATGGGTTCAAAACTTAGGAATACTGTTCGTACTAGAAATGGTGTTAAGAACAAAACAACATTCCAAAAAATCGGTAAAGGTTTTGCTACTACTAAAGCAAGGCATGGTAACGTAGCACCAATGAATCTTGCACATACCAATGTATCTGTTACAGTTGAGGACTTCTTTGCTGGTGAGTGGGTCGATGATCTAGATCAGTTAAGAATCAACCATGACGAGATGCAAGTTGCACAACAATCAGGTGCATATGCTCTAGGTAGAAAAACTGATGAACTAATACTAAATCAGATGACTACCACAACATCAGCGCATGATGAAACTTCTAACGGAATAACTTTAACCTGGGCATTAGAGCTTATGGAAAAGTTTGGTAACAATAGTGTGCCTGATGATGGTCAGAGATACGCAGTTGTTGGTTGGGAGCAATGGTCGCAACTAATGGCAATCGATCAATTCTCAAGAGCAGAATATGTCGGTGAAGCAGATCTTCCTTTTCCAAATGGTGTAACTGCCAAAAGATGGTTAGGCTTTATGTGGTTTGCACATTCAGGTCTAACTGAAACAAATGGATCAGGAGCAGCTGGTACAACACACAGAGAGTGTTTTGCTTACCACAGAGATGCTGTTGCTCATGCAATCGGTACAGATATCACTTCAAATATGCAATATCACAACGATAAAGACAGTTATTTTGTATTAAACAAAATGCAACAGAATGCAGTCTTAATCGATGCTGAGGGTGTATTTGAAATGGAACTAAAGAAATAGGAGGTAGACATGGCGTTAGTTCAAGCAGACTTAAGTTTAGTTTCCTATGCTGGTAATGGGTTCCATATCTGGAATTACAAATCATCTGGTGACAACCTAAACACAATAGATACAGCTGGATATTTTAATGCATTAGTCAATGAGATGAATGTTGGCGATGTAATATTTATCAATGCATCTAATGGTTTTGGTATCACAACTGTCGTATCAAATGACGGATCAGCAATTGACACTGCTGATATCGTTAGCATGACTTCGGACAGTAGATAATGGCTAAGAAACCAACTAAAACTAAGGAGGTGGCTGTAAAGGCCACTTCCTCACATAAAGTAACAACATCAAATGGTACTGTGTATACAGTAAAGTTTGGAGATAAAGTTAAACTTGGGAGTAGAGTAGATGCCAAAGCATAGCAAACCTAAACCTAATAATAAAATGATGGGTAAAAAGAAAAAAAATGGCAATGATGAAAGTATGCTAACTGCCAAACAAAAGAGTTTACCTGATGATCTTAAGAAAAAAATTATAGAATCAAAAAAGAAGGAGATGGCATAATGAAGAAAAAAGGTAAGGGAAAAGGTAAAGGTAGAGGTTACTAATGAAGTACGCTAATGATCCACAATCTTCCTTCATGAATAAAAAAAATACTATGAATTATTTTAGTAGGAAAAAAAATAAAAGTTTTGGTGAAATGTCTGCACCTGAAAGAGTAGCTAATATGATTGTAGGTGTGGCTCATGGTTCTTTCTTAGAATTTCAAAAATCAAAAAACTTACGGACAATGGGTAGAAACCTTTATAAGACTAGACCTAAAAAGAATGAAGTTATGTTTGATAAGGGAAAAGCATATTAAATGCCACAAACAGCTAAGACGGATATTGAGGTAGCACAAAGAGCTATGGTTATGGTGGGCATGGAGCCACTTTCATCATTTACAGAGGGAACTGATGAAGCCTTAGTTATGAATACAAGCTATGAAGATATTGTCGAAGATTGTTTAGCACAAAATAATTGGAACTTTGCTACTGGTCAAAAAGTATTATCTAGATTAGCTGATACACCAGTAGATCGTTGGTCAGCTGCTTATGCTTTACCTACAGAACCAGCAGTTGTCCAAGTTCAAACTGTAACAATAGATGATGCAGTTCAGCAATATGATATTTATGAAAGAGCAATCTATCTCAATGCTAATGAGAATGATAGAGTAGTTCTAAATTATATATTTAGAGTTGATACACAATATTGGCCACCAGCATTTACTTTATGGGTTATATATCGCCTTGCATCAGTTTTGGCTTTAGCAGTTACAAGAAAAGGTGATATAGCAAGATCTTACAGTCAATTAGCTGAAGTGCAGTTTAGAAGAGCAAAAGCTAGAGATGCACAACAGGTAACCACACAACAAGTTGCTCTCAGTAGATTTCATAGAATAAGACTTGGATCAGGTATTTATGCAAAGATCGAAGGAGAAACAACGAGTTGAATGAATGGCATTATTAAGACAGTTTACTACAAATTTTTCATCAGGGGAGTTATCCCCTCTTTTGTCATCTAGAGTAGATGCTGAGGCTTACAGAAATGGAGCTTTTAGACTCCGTAACGTAAGGTTAAAGGCTCAGGGTGGTTGCACTAGGCGACCTGGGCTTAGATACCTTCAGACCCTCGCAAATGAGGACTATCAGGCAGAACCATACGTTTATGATGAAGATGAAGCTTATATTCTGCTTTTTAGTAATACAAAACTAAGAATAGTAGATATAACAGACCCAACAAATCTTTTACAAACAATAACAAGTTGTCCTTGGACCACTGCAATGATTGGCAGTTTAGTTGTAACTCAAAGTGGTGATACCATGTTTATCACTCACCCTGATATGCCAATGCAAGAACTGACAAGAACTAGTGCAACAAATTTTGCAAGATCTGCATATGAGTTTGACACATCATCAGGTATGAAGTTTCAACCATATAATAAATTTGCAGCTGGCAGTGTTACAATTACTCCTAGTGGTACAAGTGGATCGGTAACATTAACAGCTAGTGCTACTGCATTTACTTCAGCATATAATGGTTTGTATCTAAGATTAGTTGATTCAGCTAATACAGTACGTCATGCACTAATAACAAATTATACAAGTGGCACACAAGTTACTGCTACCTTATCAGGAGCTTTAGCAAATACAAATGCCATAACAGAATGGGCAGAACCAGTATTTAGTTCTGTCAGAGGATTTGCAAGAACAGTTACATTACACGATCAACGTTTGATATTTGGGGGGAGCAGAGATTTACCAAACTTTCTATTCATGTCAAAGATAGCAGAGTTTACTAATTTTGATATAGGTATAGGAAATGACGATGAATCTATCCAAATACAAATTGCAGAGAACCAAGTCTCAGAGATCAAAGCTATGCAATCATTTCGATTTCTTACAATCTTTACATCTGAGCAAGAACTCTTTGTGCCAACTAGTGAGAACAAACCTCTTACACCCTCGACCATTACAGTTAAGAAACAAACAAGCTATGGCTCAGGAACTGTCCAACCTCAAGAGTTTGATGGAGCTATAGTATTTTTAACTAAGTCAAAAGGTGCTATAAGAGAATTTATATTTTCAGATATATCTCAAGCTTATAACTCTGATTCAATCACATTATTATCAGAGCATATTATTGGAACACCAACTGCAATTGAAGCACAAAGAGAGTCATCAGACCAAATGGAAGGCTATTTATATCTTCTGAATGCAGAAGGTCATATGCCTGTATTTATGTCTATCAGAAAAGAGAAAGTTCAGGGTTGGGTAAG